CTTTTAGGATACTCCCGCCCTTTTCTTTTTTTGGGAGGTCATTATGAAAATTGATGTACTGGGTACGAAATATAATCTGCGCCGAGTCAATTATAACCAGGACGAGTTCATGCGGAAGATGAACTATGGTGGCTACTGTGACAACAACACCAAAGAGATCGTTATTCTCAATCTCAGAAGCACCCCGGATTGGGCTGAGGCTCAGGAAGAAATCATTCAGCGTATGGAGAAATGTACTATCAGACATGAGTTGGTTCACGCTTTCCTTAATGAGTCCGGGTTACAGTGGAATAGCTTTGCCCCGGATAAAGCGTGGGCCAAAAACGAGGAAATGGTTGACTGGTTTGCCATCCAGTTTCCGAAAATGTATGAAGCGTTCCGGCTTGCCGGAGGAATTTGAGGTGATTTTTATGGATTATCGGAAGCTGGCAGACAGTATTAAACGGCACATTGGGAATAAGCCGGAAGATCATGCCGCCTACATTGACCTGTTATCCCTTTGCCGCCAGTGGGAAGCGGAAGATTTTCAAGCGGCGCACGAGGTCAGTAAAGAGTTGCGGGTTCTCTCGGCCAAGCAGTTACGCAGAACTTCTCCGAAAGAGGCGGAGCATTTCTATGAAGCATGGAGGAAGAGCCTCCTGTTTGACGCTCCCCATAATTTTGACGCTTTTATGACCTATATTGAGCTTGACCGGAAGCCGGAAAAGCGGTTCTATGCTCCCCGGAGGCATTATCTGAAACCCATGGTACAGGGCTTCCAAGATATTCTTGATAAAAAGCTGCGTCTTTTAACAATATCCATGCCGAAACGAGCGGGAAAGTCACAAACAGGTATCAATTTTGTTAATATGCTCTCTGGCAAATTCCCTGACCGCTCTACACTGATGGAGGGAACCGGTGATGACCTTGTAAAGAGCTTCTATAATGGGTGCTTAGAATATCTGATAGTTCCGAATGAGTATCTATTCTATGATGTATTCCCGGATGCCCGTCTGGTGCAGACCGGAGCGGACACGAAGATCATCAACCTCAAATCCAAGTCCCGGTTCCCTACTATCATGTGCCGTTCCATTGATGCTCGTCAGGTAGGTTTGTCCGAGGCTACGAATGTGCTTTATCTGGATGACTGTGTGGAGGGTCGTGAAGAGGCAAAGAACCGCCAGCGGCTTGATGATAAATGGGAAGTGATTTCCGGCGATATTATGGGCCGAGCCATTGAGGGTACGCCCATGGTATTCACTGGTACTCGATACTCCATCTATGACCCTATTGGGCGTGTCCAGGAATATGCGGCGCAGGAGAATTGGCCTTGGAAAGCCATTGAAATTCCGGCTCTCGATCTAATCACGGACGAGAGTAATTATGAGTATGAGCGAGAGGGCCAGAAGATTTTTACCACGGCATATTTCCGGGAGCAGAGGGAACTTTTATCCGCCGAGCAGTTTGAGAGTGAGTTCCAGCAACAGCCTTTTGAGGCCAAGGGTCTTCTGTTCAACAAGGATGAACTGAATTATTTCTTTGAGCTGCCTCCTGACCGGGAGCCGGACACCATCATTGCCGTAGGCGATACTGCTGAGAGTGGTTCGGACTCCACCTCCCTCCCGGTGGCCGTCATCTACGGCACCGAGGTTTATATTGTCGATGTGGTCTTTGATGACGCTCCCGCAGAGGTAACAAAACCGGAGTGTGCCAAGTGCCTGATCTCCAACAGGGTCGCTTCTGCTACTTTTGAGGCCAACAATGCAGGTCAATATTATGCCCGTGATGTGGCAGAAATCATTCGGCAGCAAGGGTACTCCATCGGTATCAGAACGAAGCGGACGATTTCAAATAAACAGACTCGAATTGAATTTGCCTCCGACAACATCAAGAAGAACTTCTATTTTAAGCACCCGGCCACTTATAAACGAGGCAGTCAGTATTGGAATTTCATGAAGGAGCTGACCACCTATACCCGAAGCGGCAAGGTTCCACACGATGACGCACCTGACTCCCTGGCTCTTCTGGAAAACGAAATTCGTATGCTGGCCGGAGGGAAAATCGAAATCTTCAAGCGGCCATGTTGAAAAATAGAATATCCAATGGTATTATAAAGAGTTATTCATTGACAAGCATTGGATATTATGCTATCATGAAAGATGATAAAATGGCTCTTTGATAGGAGGTGACATGAATGGGAGGCAGAGCGTTATTTGGTCGCAGGGTGATTTATACCGATGTGGCCGCAATCAACGATAATAACATCATTGATGTTCTGCAAAAGGCCCTGTTCATTCACCTCATGAACCAGGCAGATATTAGTTATCTGTACCGATACTACAAGGGAGATCAGCCGGTTCTTTACCGAAAGAAAGAAGTTCGGCCTGAAATCAATAACAAAGTCGTTGAGAACCGAGCCAATGAAATCGTATCTTTCAAGGTTGGCTATCTGATGGGTGAGCCTGTCCAGTATGTCAGTCGTGGGGATGACGAGAAAATTGCCAAGAAAATCACGCAGCTCAATGATTATGCTTTGTCTGAGGATAAGGCCGCAAAGGATAAGGAGCTGGCTGATTGGTCGCACATTTGTGGAACTTCCTACCGCATGGTTCTTCCCGATGGTGCGGCTGATGTGGAAGAGGACGAAGCTCCGTTTGAGATTTTCACGCTTGACCCTCGCTATTCCTTTGTGGTCTATTCCACGGCCTTGGGCAATCCCGCCATGATGGGTGTTCAATATATCCTGAAAGACGATGGAGTGTTGGTCTTTAGCTGTTACACCGCCGACCACTATTATGAGGTGGAAAACACTTGGGCAATCAGGCGGAGCGAGGAACAGTATTTGGGTATTCCCATCATTGAGTACCCGGCAAACAAAGCCCGTTTGGGTGCTTTTGAAATCGTCCTCCCTCTTCTGGACGCAATCAATAATGTGGAGTCTAATCGACTGGACGGCGTAGAGCAGTTTGTTCAGGCTCTTATGCTTTTCCACAATGTCGATATTTCTTCTTCGGATTATCGTGATCTGCGGGAAGAGGGCGCAATCAAGTACAAAGACATTGACCCTCAGTTTAAGGCTGAGATTGAGTACCTGACTGCTGAACTGAACCAGACGCAAACGCAGACCCTTGTGGACAGTATGTATAATACAGTTCTCACGATCTGCGGTATGCCGAACCGAAATGGCGGTTCTTCCACCAGCGACACCGGTTCTGCCGTCATCATGCGAGATGGTTGGTCTGCGGCAGAGGCAAGAGCTAAGGACAGCGAATTGATGTTTAAGAAGTCAGAGAAGGAGTTTTTGAAAATCCTTCTTCGCATCTGCGACAACTTGAGCGATCTGAGCTTGAAGCTCTCTGCTATTGAAATTCGTTTCACTCGCCGCAATTATGAGAATATCTCGGAAAAGGCTAATGTGCTGATTACCATGCTGAACAATCCTAAAATTGCTCCGGTTCTGGCCTTTATCCATTGCGGAATGTTCTCTGACCCCCAGGTTGCTTACAAAATGAGCATGGAGTATGCGGAAGAGCAGGAGAAAAAGGCGGCGGAGTTTGCCGCCAAGCAACAGAATAATAGGGAGAGTGAAGGGGATGAATCCGGTAGTGAACCTGACAGCAAAGGCAGTTCAGGAGATCAATGAAATCCTCTCTCGTGGCAAGGGAGTAGAGATTGCCGTGAGAAACGGCAAAGTGGTGGTTTGGGAAACCGCCAGTAAAAAGAAATATGAGGCCGTCATAGAGAGATGACGGTAACAGCCACTACGGGCTATCGGTAAGAGCGGAAACGCTTTTGCCGGTAGCTCTTTTTCTTTTGGTTTTAAGGCCGCAAGGCTTTGAATGGTCAGGGAAGACCTTAATCGCAAGGGGAGAAAACCCTACCAAAAACGGAAAATAGTGCTGAGTGAACAGCCTTGTTAAACGCAGGAGGTATTTGTTATGGCAAAGATTGACACCAGCAAGATTGAGGGGTATGCGAACATGACCCCTGAGCAGAAGCTGGCCGCTCTGGAAGGGTTTGAGTACGAGGACAACTCCGCAGAGCTGGAAAAGCAGAAGAACGCTCTTTCCAAGGCCAATTCTGAGGCCGCTGAGTGGAAGCGGAAGCACAATGCTCTTTTGTCCGAAGAGGA